TTCGTGTACCGACACAACGAAAGTTATCCACTGGCCCATCCATGGCCCAGCAGTAGCCAGTCGCCGCTTGGGGGGTAAGCGTAAAGACAATCATTTGTCGCCCCACCGTTGGCGTAAAGCCTGTGGTGTAATTCCAGGTGGTTGCAGGAGCGCCGATTAAGCCTGCAGACTGGTTCGCTAGGGCAATAGCCATTTGGCTACTTCCCTTCTACTAACTCTGGCTGATAGTTTCCGTGACTACCAGTTGGTCGCCGTTGGTCGTTACAGTCGGTGCTGAGGCAACCTGCGTACAGAACAACATTGTGTCGTTGGAGCGGCTGGCAACATACGGGGCGTTGTAAACAGCGATGTCGTTTACAGTCACAGCACTTGAACCCGTGTAGGTCCAGGTGTTCGACAGCGTGATGGTTGACGTAGTGTTGGTCGAACCTGTAGGAGTAGATACCGAGGTGACAGCAACGGTAGCCTTGGCACGTCCCAGACCCGAAGCCGTGAGTTCTGTGAAAGTGCTTTCCGTGGTCTGACCGTAGTTGGTAATCGTGGCAGACGAGAGGCCCAGGTAGTAGGCCGGGAGGGGCTGCGCTACGAGGGCAACCGTCAAGGCCGAACCCGTCAGCGAAGATGTGACAGTCGTAGTACCCTGCGTAAACCAACCGTCAACTACCAGCGTAGTGCTGGCAGACGTAGCGGCAGAGGCAAGACCAACGTAAGTGGTGCTAGATACCGTCAGGATAACCTGCGTGTTAGCGGCAACAGACTGGGCAGAGCCAAGCGTAACCGTCAAGCCTGAAACGCTAGAACCCGTCACAAGCGCAGCGTTAGCACTTGCAGCCGTAGCAGCGTAGTTGTAGCCAAAGAGCGACTTGATGAGGCTCTTTGAACCGTTCTGAGTAATTGCCATTAGTTATCCTCTGGGGTGGTTGGCTCTCCAACGGGGCAACCGTAGATAGCACTGAGTTGTTCTTGTAGTTTTTCGTTGTCTGACCAAACCCATGAAGGGGAGTCAGCGAGTGAGTGGGACTTCCAAATGCCGTTAGGAGCGATAATCATAATGAGGGCTTCTGAGCCGGGCAGGTTGAACTGACCACGGAATACTTGAGCAATCACCTCGTTGACTTCGATGGAATCGGCTACGCCAACTTCGTCTGGGAAGTCAATGTAAGTTACGCCGGTACCATCTTCGCCAATAGGCTTTGGATTGCCAAGTTGGACCTTCATTAGTCAATGTCTCCATCTGCCTTAGACCCAAGGGCCTTGTAATCAATCCAGCCACGGCTAGACGAAGTGGTGGTGCGTCCTGGCTTGGCACGGCCTACAGGCTCAGTCAAGGGAGTCCAACCGCCGTTTTCCTTCTCGTCAGCAAGTGACGTAGGGCCAAACTCTACGGCAGGGTATCCACCACGGCGGCGGTCAACCTGGTCGGAGCGGAGGTTGGAAACTACGGGCTTAGCCGCATCTTCCTTCATCTGGTTTTCTTCGCCGGGAAACGCCATTAGTTCATCTCATCTTCGTAGGTGTCGTAAGGGTCAACCATAGGAACACGGTCGCTTACATACTGGATGTGAGTAACGCCCATTGGAGCGCCCATAGAGGCACCCTTAGACTTGGCAGTGTTGGCTTCTACGCCACGCATAACATTCAACTTTGTGTTGGTCTGCATGAGTGTCGTGTCGTCCTTCATGTTGGCCTTGCCAGCAAGTTCGGCCTGTGAAGCGAGGTGTGCTGCCTTATCCATTACTTGAGTGGCTTTCTCGTCATGTCGCAACATCCGCAGTAACACGGGTCGGGCTGCTGGTCAAACTTGGAATACTTTGAATCGTTGGCAGCAGAGTTAGCGGGGCGGTTGAAAGTTCCAGCAGGTACAGCCTGCATAGCCTCCATGCCACGGGTGAGTCCAAGGCCGGTGGGAATGTTATTCTCCATCAGTTACCTCCGTGTTGTCGGGTCCGTACTGGTCAAGCAGGGATACGAGATTGCCTTGTGTGTCCATAAGTCGTCCACAGTTGAGGCACTGGTACTGGTGTACCGCAGCCTGAACGTCCTTAGACTTACAGTTAGCGCAAGCGTACATTCTCGTATCCCTTACTTAATGACTAGTTGTTGATTGCAGGCTGGTTGAGGGTCAGCGAAGAGTTGCTGATAACCGAACGAACCGCAGCAGCACGGAAACCACTGTAACCACCCAGCCAGTACCAACCGAGCGGTACGAAGC